AGGTGACTGGCACAATAATCGAGCGGCAATTAATATCATTACCTTAAACTACAGCCTAACAGCGTTAGAACTGTTAGGCAAAGCCTTTGAGCGTGTTATATTCATTCCTGGCAATCATGATTTATACTATAGAGACAAGCGTGATATACAGTCAGCCGAGTGGGCTAGACATATTCCTAACATTGAAATCATTAATGATTTCTATCAAGAGGGCGATGTTAGTATTGTTCCATGGTTAGTAGGTGATGATTACAAAAAGATCCCTAAACTTAATGCCAAATATATGTTTGGTCACTTTGAATTGCCGCATTTCTTTATGAATGCCATGGTACAAATGCCGGAACACGGCGAACTACGTGGCGAACATTTTGGGCATGTAGATCATATGTTTAGTGGACATTTCCATAAACGGCAAACTAACAAAAACATTACCTATGTTGGCAATGCATTTCCGCACAACTATGCAGACGCTGGTGATGATGAACGTGGCATGATGATACTTACCTGGGGAGAAGAGCCCGTGTTTCATGCTTGGCCAGATCAACCCAAGTATCGTGTTTATACCCTGAGCGACATTTTAAAAACACCAGATGCACTATTGCAAAAAGGCATGCACTGTCGTGTAAACATCGATGTGGATATTTCTTATGAAGAAGCAACGTTTATTAAAGAAACATTTGTAGGCACTTATAATCTACGTGAGCTTACCTTAATTCCAGTTAAGCATACAGATATCGGCACAGATATTATGTTAGGCAATATTCAATTCGAAAGTATCGATACCATTGTAACAAGTCAACTAACAGCTATTAATAGTGATCATTACAACCCAGCACTGTTATTAGATATCTACAGGAATCTATGATTTTTGATACCGCTAGTAAAGACATTATTTGTATAAGTTATCCGTCTGGCGGCTTTGGAAATTTTCTATACTACATATTAAGTGAATTTGCTAGTCAAACAGTTAAATTATCGGATAACAAATTAACTTTCAGCAAAGATGGAAACAGTCATAGTATTGTAATGTATACCAATACGTATTTTATGGATCCAGACGAGTTCCAACTGCACTGCGACATTGACCCAATGAATAATAAAGTAGTAGTTCTTTGCGATAATGGAATCAACAATGACAGCTACGATAAAATAAACGTAACGTTTCCAAATGCTAGGATTGTTCGCATAGTAATCGACCCTGCGGTTCGGCCGATAATATATCAAACCTGTATAATCAAAGCTGTAGGTCAGGATTTTAATACTAATCATAGCCAGCATGTAAAAAACAATTGGTCTGATGCCGCAGAAGATTACGCTATAAGAGAAAATTTTACTCTATTGTATCATAACTGGTCATACGGTTGGGAGCCAAGTGAATTAGCAATCAATTTAAGTTTTGAGCAGTTATTAATACAACCAATTGATACTATAAAAGAATTAATTAATCAGTTAGATATGCAACTAGTCAATGAAGCTAGATTAAAACTAGTGATAGATGACTGGTATATTGCCAATGCAAAATATTTTAATGTATACTCTTATACTAACTTAATTTTAACTGCATTAGAAAATAAAGAAAATATTGATATATCTCACATAGTTGACCTGCACGAACAAGGATACATTAACTACTGTATAGAAAAACAATATAATATTGAAATTCCAGTATATGACTACCGCAATTGGTTTCAATCTACTGAACAAATACAACAAGCAATTATTGAAATAAATGAAAAAGACCTTATTAGCAATTAGTGATGGCAACGGAGTCGATAACGACTTTAAAAAATGGCCAACGTTGTTACAGTTAATGACGTTAGATTCATTGCAGGTTAAAAATAAATCTGTAATTGGTGCTAGTAACGAGTTGATATTAATGCAGGTTGCAGAATCGATCGAAGCTGAAAATATCGACTGTGCAATTATCCAATGGACTATACCTACACGAATTGATTTAGTGGCTGATGAATTTTGGAAAGAACAAGCCAGCATCGATCCTGTGTATCATTTTAATATTGTACAATCTAATAATCAAGATTGGTGGGTTACTAGTTCTAGCAACAATCAATATATAAAAGAATATCATAATAGATACATTAAAGAATGGCAATCAATACAGCGTAGTCAATCATATATGTTAGCTGCCGCAGCATTGTTAAAAAATAAAAACATATCTTTTATTTTTACCTTAGCATACGAATTTAAGTTTAACGGTCCGATGGCCGGCGCTGTTGAAGATTTACCTTGGATAGAACAAGATTTAAGTAGCTTTAGGTTAATTAGCACATACAAAGACCTTGACCAAGGATTAGCACAACCGCATTCCGCTGTACAACTCGAATGGTTAGATACCATAGTCAAACCTAACTGTGATTTCATTGACTATGATACTAAAAGGTATTATAATATACAAAAGCACCTGACAAAATAAATGACGAGACTACATGACATTTAAAATAAAAAATCTTACAGTTAAAAACTTTATGAGCGTTGGTAATGCAACGCAAGCAGTAGACTTTGATCGCAATGACCTTACCTTAGTATTAGGTGTTAACGTTGACCTAGGTGGTGACGACAGTGGTGCACGTAACGGCACTGGTAAAACAACTATCATCAATGCCTTAAGCTACAGTCTGTTCGGACAAGCATTAACCAATATCAAACGTGATAACTTAATTAACAAAACTAACGGTAAGAACATGTTGGTTACTGTTGAGTTTGAGCATAACGGACAAGACTATAAGATTGAACGTGGACGTAAGCCTAACATAATGAAGTTTTATGTAGGCGATGAAGAAAAAGAAATTACAGACGAAAGTCAAGGCGATAGTAGAGAAACACAAGCTGAGATTGAACGCTTGTTAAGTATGTCGCATAATATGTTTAAGCACATTGTTGCGCTTAATACCTACACCGAACCATTCCTTAGTCTTAAAGCCAACGATCAACGTGAAATAATCGAACAGTTACTTGGCATCACTGTATTAAGTGAAAAGGCAGAAAAACTTAAAGAGTTGGGTCGTACCACTAAGGATGCAATACAGCAAGAAGAGTTCAATATTAAAGCCATAAACGACGCAAATGGTCGTATTCAAGAGCAAATTGACAGCCTAAAACGTCGACAAACTATGTGGACTACCAAGCATGCAGATGACACAGTAAAACTACAAAATGCCCTTACAGAACTACGTAAAATTGACATTGAACAAGAGCTAGCGGCACATACTGCGCTTACTGCTTACAACCAACAGCGTAAAGACTTAGACGATTTAACTAAGGCTATTTTACGTAGCGAAGCAGATATTGCCCGTGAACAAAAGACCATAGACAAAGTTACTAAAGAAATTGCTGATCTTGAAGCACATACTTGTTATGCCTGCGGACAACATTTTCACGATAGCAAACACGAAGAAGTGTTAGCGGCTAAACGTACATCACTCGAAACTGCTACAAATCAATATTTGTCAGATGAAACGCAGTTAGCTGCATTAACTGCGGCTAAAGTAGAGATTGGTCCGCTAGGTGTTCAGCCTCGAGTATATTACGATAAAGAAGCAGATGCATTTCATCACAAGGGTTCTATTACTAGTTTAGAAACACAGTTAGCCGCTAAGGCTACAGAAGTTGATCCATATGCTGAACAAATTGAAGAAATGACGCAGACTGCCCTAGTAGAAACTGATTTTACTACTATGAATGATCTAGTTAAGTTAAAAGAACATCAGGATTTCTTGTTAAAACTATTAACTAACAAAGATAGCTTTATCCGTAAACGTATCATTGATCAAAACTTGTCGCATTTGAATGCACGCCTAAGTCAATACTTGGATCGCATTGGATTACCGCATACAGTAACGTTCTTAAATGATTTAAGTGTTGAGATTACAGAACTTGGACGTGAGTTAGACTTTGATAACTTGTCACGTGGTGAACGTAATCGCTTGATATTAAGTTTATCGTGGGCGTTCCGTGATGTTTGGGAAAGTTTATACAATCCGATTAACTTATTATTCATCGACGAGCTTATTGACAGCGGTATGGATAGTAGTGGAGTTGAAAGCTCATTGGGCATACTTAAAAAAATGTCGCGTGAGCACGAGAAAAGTATTTGGCTTGTTTCGCATAAAGATGAACTTGCGGGTCGAGTTAACAATATTATGACTGTAACCAAAGAAAATGGGTTTACATCATATAGTACAGACGTAGAAGTAATTTAATTTTACCATCCATTATAGGGTGGTTAAATACACATAACAACAAGGAGAAGTAAACATGTCAATTCATGAAGATATTTTAGCAGCAGTAGAATTATACGTTTCAGAATCAGAAAAATTCGAAGTTAAAGGTGTTAAAGCTGCAGCGGCACGTGCTCGCGGTGCATTAGGTGACTTGGCTAAATTGGCCAAAGCTCGTCGTGCAGAAATCCAAGAGAAGAAAAATGCAGCGGCTGCAAAATAAATAACGTATGACATACGAATATCCTTGGACGTACAATGGTGTAATATTTGACTCTGAGGATATTGGTGAATACTACGGTTTCATTTATAGAATAACCAATCTTACTAACGGCCACGATTATGTTGGCCGTAAGTATTTTAAAACTATCAAAAAAAGACCACCGCTAAAAGGTAAGAAGAACAAACGTCTAGAAACAATTGAAACTGATTGGAAAGACTATTGGGGTTCATCGAGTCGATTAGTAGCAGATATCCTAGCTTTAGGCAAGGAACAGTTTAAACGCGAAATTATACATTTGTGTAAGAGTCGCGGAGAAACTAACTATATGGAAGCGCATTATCAATTTATGGAAGAAGTACTGTTAAGAGAAGATAACTATAATGGTATTATACAGCTTAAACTTGGTAAAGGCTCTGTAAAAGATTTAAAGATTAATAAAAACAGTTGACCAACGACACTAAACGTATTACAATAAACACACAGCTCTCTAGACACCAAGTCACTCTCATAGAAACAAATTCCAACTCCGCAGTAAAGTAGTAAATGTAATAAAAGCCCTATTGCAGATTAAGTTCTGTATTCAGAGGAGATCGTGCTCGCGTAATGGCCGCACGTGGAACGTGTAGACTAGACTACACACTGAATGGCGACTGGTATTGTGCTATAAAAAGCGAATCAACAATATAAAAATTAGGTGTAAAAACCGAATGATTTGGGCACTGTGAAAAAGATACAACCCATATGATGACATAGTTTGGCTAACTACGGATTATGCATCAACCGTCGTAAGAAGCAAGAGTAGGGAGTACAGGGCGACCGCTTCCGTGTAAATGAATATAATCTCTTTTAGTTAGTATGATGAAGCACTCGGATGAAGTCGCTCTGTTTTACTTTGCCTGTAATGGGTGAAGTATGACTATAATCTGGATGAAGCAGTTCTAAAGTCAAAAGCATTACAGTACATATCAAAGTAAATTAGATTAATTAGATTAGAAGAAAAAGCATTGAGCGATAGCGATAATGCAGATGTCGTTAGACATCTTTTAAGTATATTAAAGTTTTTGCTGTTATAATGACTTTGATAGGTGTATATTATAGTCAATAAAAAAGCACAATAAATGTGCTTTAGTATTAAAAAAACGGAAGTCCGCTTTTTTGTGTAGTTTCCATATTATCTTTAATAATCTTGTTAATAATCTCTCTATCAGTAATACCTAACATCATTGCATCATCGTACGATAATGCGCCTCTCATATACCAACATAATCTTAATGCTTCATCCTTAAAGGCTTTTGCTCCCTTTTCCATACTATCTAACTCTGATTCAATTTCCTCGTTAGATAGAGACAAAAGCCTTAAGCGAAAAAACTTGTTTGGTTGAACTCCACTTTAACTTTGTATTTCTCGTGGCATTCATCACATACTAATTCCACTGGTTCCATTGCGTTAGCAACTACTGTAGATTCAATTAGTTCTTTAACCGCTTCGTAAGTTTTTCTATCAGTATTATTAAGAAAGTCTTGTATTAACATTGATTCTTCAACAACAGTGCCTGTTTCAGTAGTAATAGATTGAATACATGAAACTAATGTATTGATGTTTAAATCAGTTAATTTGTCAAACGATTCTTGAAATCTTGCTTTTTTGTCTTCGTCGCTTAACTCGCTATTAGAAATAACATTCATTAGTTTTTGCTGTTCAAACGATATTAAGCCTATCCTATTTAAATCGTTATATGTTTGCGGTTTAAGTTTGAATAGTAGATCGTTTAACACATTTGATTCGTTATATTGTTTTAACGGGGCTATATTGTCTAACACTCCGCGTAAATCGATAGTATGTTCGTTATCTGCGCCGCAGTGAGTACAATTACTAGACATATCCATCCCTGGCCCGTAACTGGCTAATCTAATAGCAATTAAAATGGAATCTAAATCAACTAATGGTATATGCCATGGATCTTTAATAGATGGGCAACAGCTAGCAATCATATCACGCATACCTGCACCGTTCATTAGTGCATCTGGCGTTTTCAATAAAATTTCATCTTTAATAGTCATTGGGTAAACTGGGATTTCTCCAGTCACTGATATATCTAAAGTTCCTTGAGGATAAAATTTCCCCGCACTAGGCAATTTTAGATAAATTGCCGGCTGCCTGAAATGGTTGGCTAACGGGTTGTTTGCGATTGAATTACTCATACGATTTTAAACTCCATAAATATACTATGTATTACTCTATATTTATTTGGAACAATGGCCATGGCAATTAAAATCGACATACCCGGAATTGGAGAAGTTAGCATAGAAGGAGCTGCTCAAGAAGATACGATGCAGGCAATTCTTGCGGCAGTTAACAAGACTGACAAGACCAAAGCATCTGAAGAAAAGAAAAATAAAAAAGCCAATGAAGATCTTGCCAAATCATCAGCCAAAGTAAAAACTGGATTAGAAGAGCTCGAAGATGAACTTAGCGGAACTGAAAAAAATGCTAAAAAATTATCTAATAGCATGGAAGAAACAGGAGATAATATATCAAATGCAAGCAAGCAAACTGTAAAAAATCTAGGTAGCTTTGCGGCATCGCTGGCATTAACTGCCACTAGTGTTGCTGTGGGCTTTGCTAAAAACTTTAACGACAATGCCGCAAACCCAATTGCTGTTGGTGCCGCATTAATAAACACTAGTATTGATCTATTAGGTGCTGGCTTAAAAATTGGAGTTGAAGCAGTATCTGCGTTTGGTGGAGCATTACTTGGCGCAGTTCCTTTAATAGGCGGCGGCCTGCAACGCGGTGTTGATGGAATAGCATCAGTATCAAAACAAGTTATTGACTTTAGTACAACTGTGCTTAAAGCCGGTAATGAAATGATGGCTGCTGAATTCCAGATGACCACTAAAGTTATGGCGGATATGGCCAAAGCCGGTGCCGGCTTTGCAGGCGGCATGTCTGAAATGCGACAAATTGCAAATGAAAGCGGTATTGGTATTGAACAATTTGGTAAAGTTATTGCTAATAGCCGAGATTCTATTACAGGAATGGGATTAAGTGCTACTGAAGCAACACATAGATTAAGCAAGGGAATGGGTGCGCTAACTACCACCTTTGGCAAAAGCGGAAACAATTTGCGCAATGAAATGCTAGCATTGGGATTTAGTTACGAGCAACAGGGTGAAATGATGGCCCAATATGCTGCAAATGAACGTGCATCGGGTCGATTAAAACGTATGACGGATACCGAGTTAGCTCAGGGTACTGCTCAATATGCTAAAGATTTAAAAGTACTTGCAGATATTACCGGTAAAGATGCTAAAAAAGCAATGGACGATGCACGTTCGGCATCACTTGAAGCTGATATTATGGCTCAATTAAGCGATAAAGAAGCAGAAAAATTTCAAAAATCGTATGCTGCAATGCCGGATACGCTGAAAAAAGGATTCTTAGAATTTGTAGCAAGTGGTGGACAGGTTATTGCTGATTCGTCAACTAATATAGCAATGGTTCAAAATAGTAAAATTAAAGATATTTTTACTACTGGTTTTAGCGGAATAAAAGATGCAAGTAAAACTGCTCAGCAAGTACAAGATGAAACCTTAGTAGCTGCAAGATTAGCAGGTGAAGAACAAAAAAGAGTATCAAAAAATAATCCGGAAATGGCCTATGCTGGGCGTGTATTGGGTACGTATACTGATACAATTGCTAAACAAAATGAACTTATTAAACTAGGCATGATGTCTCCCGACGAAGTTAAGAAAAGTCGAGATGCAAATGAAAAAATGGCAGAAACCCAGGATCCGGTTACTCGAGGATTTGCAACCGCAACTGAAGCAGTTGTTAATTTTCAAAAGGAAATGGCTAACTTAGCTACAACGTTAATGCCGATGTATGCAACCGCAATCGGAGATGCTACAGAAAAAACTGCAAAAATAGTAACAGCTGCAATGCAACTTGCATCTGGCAAAATATCTATGAAGCAATTTGGCGATATGATGGGTATGCCCGGTGGTGATGGTAATACTGAAAATAATAAAATGTCACAAAAATTAAAAGCGGATCGTGAAAAGAAAGAAGATGCGCTAGCAGAATCACAAGCTAAATTGTCAGACGGACATGGTATAATGAGCAAACTTGCCGGAACAGACTTTTCTCAGTCTGATTTGCAAAAAGGCCCGGAAGTTGCTGCTGAAATTAAAGAACGTAAGGCCGCGTTAAAAGAAGCACGAGAAGCAGAAGCTAAATTATTATTAGCTAAACGAACGTATGCAGCTGGATTGGCAGAAGCAATGGACTCGTTGGCCGAACATGCAACAGCAGAAGATAAAGCTGCAGCAACATTAAAATATAATCAAAAATTTATTGACGATTCTGCTAAAGGTAACATGGTTACTAGTGCAGATATTTTAGGTGGAAGAACAAAGACAAATGCAAAAGGGATGTCTGATTATTTTGTATTGCCTACGTCGAGACCGGCAACAGGAGTTCCAACTACAGTTATGGGCCCGGGTAAAGCAAAAGGTGGGATATCAGTTGGACCTACGTCAGGGTATCATGAATTATTACACGGAACAGAAGCAGTTGTGCCACTGCCGGATAACAAATCGATACCAGTTAAACTAGATAGCAGTGCGTTAACTGCTACATTAAATGAGCACACTGGATTATTAAGTAGCATACTTGTAGCAATGAATAAAGGTAATAGCCTGTCGTCAGGAATTTTACAGAACGGCTATTAAGCTATAAATACACTATCGTAAAGAGAATATAACTATGTCATGGAAAAAGCACTTCCGAACTGCAAACACCGGCGGACAACTAAGTCCAATTAGTGGAATTAACAATTCAGCAGATCCGAGCTATCGTAACTATCAAAGCCAATTGCCCGAAGTGTATATTGGCCACCCAAATCGTACCGAGCGGTATAATCAGTATGAACAAATGGACATGGACAGTGAAGTTAATGCTGCTCTTGATATTATTGCAGAATTCTGTACACAACCAAATACAGAAAATGGCACAGGCTTTGATTTATTCTTTAAAGAAGATCCGACAGATAATGAAGTTAAACTACTTAAAGATCAGTTATTACAATGGGTTAATCTAAATCAATTAAACAAACGTCTATTTAAACTTGTACGTAATACATTAAAATACGGTGATCAAGTATTCTTACGTGATCCAGAAACATTTAAATTGTACTGGACAGAAATGGGCAGTGTAATCAAAGTTATTGTTAATGAAGCAGAAGGCAAAGAGCCAGAGCAATACGTAATTAAAAACCTTAATCTTAACTTTCAAAACTTAACTGCAACAGCATTAAGTTCAAGCGATACCTACACAAATCACCCTCAACAAGGTGGTAGCGGTGGTTCTGGTTCGTATGTACAACCTAATGTTCCGTACAGTGGCGGCTCACGCTTTAGTCATGCGCAAAACGAAGCAGTGTTAGATGCAGAACATGTAGTGCATATTAGTCTAACAGAAGGCTTAGATGTAAACTGGCCATTTGGTACTAGCATACTTGAAAGCATATTTAAAATCTTTAAACAAAAAGAACTGTTAGAAGATGCTATTATTATCTACCGTGTGCAACGTGCGCCAGAAAGACGTATATTTAAAATTGATGTTGGTAATATGCCAACACACATGGCCATGGCCTTTGTAGATCGTGTTAAAAATGAAGTACATCAACGTCGCATACCGACACAAACTGGTGGCGGACAAAACATGATGGATGCTACATATAATCCATTATCAACAAACGAAGACTTTTTCTTTCCGCAAACAGCAGAAGGACGTGGGTCTTTC